TGGATTTAAAAAATCAAAAACACCAATTCAAGCAGTGCCATTAGACTTTCCTCAAATTAAAAATTGCGAAGTAAACATCTACGAAATTACATTAGATTTTCCAACAACACAATTTGAACTAACTGAATATCTAACATCCGAGTTAGGCATTAACAAACAAAATCTCGTAGTTCGCCGACCAGGTGAACCTAGTGAAGATTATCAAACACCAGCTGAAGAAAGAGAAGGAGCATTATTACTTGATCCTGACTATAAAGAAGCAGGTAATCCTCAATTTGAAGATTACTATGGTGACAAATATAACACTGGATTTATAAAAGAATTAAATGATGTATTAAAACTTCAGCGTAAAGAACGCGGAGAAGAGATCCCATCACAAGGTGCTGCGAAGTTTAATACAGACAGTCCAACTGGCACCAAAGGGGTGCTACAACAAGCACAAGACCCAAGGAAATAATTATGTATATGATCGATGTTTTAAAGCGTTTAGCAGAATTGGATGCTCAAAATCCAAATGTGATTAAAGAAAACGCACAAGTAGATGAGTGTGGTATGATGCCAGAAATGGGTATGATGTCCATGCCGCCAGAGCGTCCCAGCCATCCTGCAAGTATCAATATGTCTGCAGGTAGCGGAGAAGAACTTAGCGATATGCTAACAACTATCATGACATTAGCAGGACAAAAATCTGCTAGCCCAGTGTCAGCAGCGCCTGCACTAGACAACACACCTCCGGCAGCGGGAGTATTAGAGCCAGCAGGTGCACCGTCAGCAACTGATACTATGCGTAGTGTTATTGACAAATTAAATCCAATAGACGACAAAGGTGGCGACGATGTTAGCAAGTCACACGGCGACCTAGATAATGATGGTGATCACGATATGGATGATCACGATATGGAAAAGAAACAACCAGTTGACGAGTATGACAATACTCCCTCTGATCCAACTGACAAAGATGAGTTTGATGCAAACGCTCATGCTCACCAAGAGAATCAGCCAGGGCAAGGCGATAGAATGGACGGAACAAGTCCAAAAGCATACGCAGATATGAACGAAGCAGTAACAGATTTATTTGCACAATACAAAAGGTTTGTCGGCGAAAACTGATAAGTTTTACCTTTACCAAATAGCCTCTTCGGAGGCTATTTTTTTCAGTAAATAAGATTATGGCATATACTGATAATAAACTAGTAAAAACTGCATACAGTCAGCAGAAGTATACTGAGAAAGATATTGAAGATCTAATGCACTGCACAGATCCTATTAATGGACCGCATTATTTTCTTGATCATTTTTTCTACATTCAACATCCAACAAAAGGTAAGTTACAGTATGAGCCGTTTGATTATCAAAAAAGATTAATCGATAGTTATCACGGAAATCGCTTCAACGTAAACTTATTACCTCGACAAACAGGTAAAACAACTACTGCGGCAGGATATCTATTATGGTATGCTATGTTTATTCCTGACGCAACTATTCTAGTGGCTGCACACAAGTTTACAGGTGCTCAGGAAATTATGTCACGTATTCGTTATGCATACGAACTTTGCCCGGATCACATACGCTGTGGTGTAAAGAGTTACAACAAACAAAGTATAGAGTTTGACAACGGTTCACGTATTATTGCACAGACAACAACTGAAACAACTGGTCGAGGTTTGTCACTGTCATTACTATACGCTGACGAGTTTGCATTCGTTGAACCTAACATTGCCACAGAATTCTGGACTTCTATTTCGCCCACACTGGCAACGGGTGGTAAAGCAATTATTACATCTACTCCTAACAGTGACGAAGATCAATTTGCACGAATTTGGAAAGAAGCAAACTTTAAATTTGACGAATTTGGAAACGAACAAGTTCTAGGACGGAATGGTTTCTTTCCGTTTAGAGCATACTGGAATGAACATCCGGATCGCGACGAGAACTGGGCAAATGAAGAACGCAGTCGAATTGGAGAAGAACGATTCCGTCGTGAACACGATTGTGAATTTTTAGTATTTGACGAAACACTTATTAACAGTATTAAGCTGGCAACTATAGAAGGCAAAGAACCCATAATGAAGATGGGGCAAGCACGATGGTATAAAAAAATTAATCCAATGCACACTTATCTTATTGCATTAGATCCTAGCTTAGGCACCGGTGGCGATCCTGCTGCAATACAGATTTTAGAAATTCCTAGTTTTGAGCAAGTAGCAGAGTGGCAACATAATTTAACTACTATTCAAGGACAGGTGCGTATTTTAAGAGACCTGTGCAATTACATTAATGATGAGTGCTCTGCAAAAGGAGTCCAGTCTAGCCTTTATTATAGCGTTGAAAATAATAGTATTGGTGAAGCTGCATTAGTTGCAATTGAAGAAATTGGTGAAGAAAGTATTCCGGGACTATTCCTAAGCGAACCTATTAAAAAAGGACATGTTCGTAGATTCCGTAAGGGATTTAACACCACTAACTCTAGCAAGATCAATGCCTGCGCCAAATTAAAGCATTTGTTAGAAAGCAACCGATTAGGTGTTAATTCTAAGCCCTTAATTAGCGAACTTAAAACATATATTGCTAAAGGTGTTAGTTTTGAAGCAAAAGTAGGACAACATGACGATTTAGTTAGTAGTATGTTGCTGGCAATACGCATGGCAATGATGCTACAAGAGTGGGATCCGGCGATTTATGACAAAATGCGGGAAGAGCGTGAGGACGAATTTGTCATGCCCATGCCCATCTACATCAGCAATTATTAATAAATAACAAATATGAAAGCTATACAAATAATTTCACAAGATCTGTTTGACAAAGTTCGCAGCCGTTTTCAAAATTTGGAAATGGGCGACGAAACAGGCGCAGTGACTATTGACCCTACAGACGCACGATTCTTTGATTTTGACTTCGTTAACGAAGGAGTAAACTTAGGTCGCGTAAGTATTAGTCTAAACGACCTGGGCAGTCTAAAAATCTATTACAGCCAAGGTATTACTGAAAATCAAGACGACCCTAGCAAACAGATGTGGTATAAATTTTTAAAAGAAATGCGTATGTTTGCTATGCGTAGATTATTAAGATTTGACACACGCGATATTGCTAAGACAAATCTTGACAGAAATGATTTTCAACATCTTGCTGCCACGCAAGCCCCCAAGGAAGAAGAACCTACTATGAATATGAACGAATCACGTTGGAACCAAAAAAGTTCTAAGAAAACCAGCCGCGCAGTTAAAGGTGCAACCGAAGTTATTGTTAGACACCATAAAGCAGTAGACGAAATGTTTCCGGGCGCTCGCAGTCAACGAAAAAATATTAGAGCAATCTTTATTCAAAATGCTGATGGTGAGCGTTTCAAATATCCGTTCATTCACCCGGCCGGTGCGTTTGCTATGGCACAACACGTCGACCACGGCGGCATTCCGCATGACTCGGCAGGTAAAGCTATTATGCGTATGAGTGAGCAAATTGCTCAGTTACAAGAATTTCAAAGACAAGTTCAACACACACAGTTGCATGATGACGCTTTAGGCATTACAGAAAGGGCCGTAGGCCGACTACAAGAACTTAAAGCACAAATTGAAGCACTAAGTAAGCGTCACCATTACGAATCATGGGTAGCAGAATTACAAGAACCAGACGATGCAGTCCTAGGCGAACTAGATGATGTAACTATGGAAACTTATAAACAAACTTTCACACAATCTAATTTTAAAGAAGAACTTGCAAATTATTTTCCATTGATACATAGTATCATGCAAGAAACAAATAAAATTGACTTAGAAGACTATGTTAACGAAGCAACATGCTCTAAATGTCATAAAGATCCATGTGCGTGTGAAACTGAAGAAGATGTAAAAGAAGATGCATTTAATGCTTTTACAGAATGGGCAGAAGCAGTAGAACAAGGCAAACTTACAGACGATCAAATTGAATTATTAAAACAATCGTTAAATGAATTACCCAATGGCGAATTAGAACTTGGACCAGACGGTCAAACTGCATGGCAGTTCTTTAGTGGCCTTGGTTTAGAAGATAGTGACTTAGAAAGCAAACTAAAGAGTGCTGCCGACCTAGATCCAACAGCAGACCCACTTGAAGTATTAAAGATGTGGGCACAAGAAAGTTACCCAGAACTTCTTGTTGCATTAGGATTAAGCGGAACAAACGAACCAGAAGCTCAACCTGCTGCACCTGCTCCGGCTGCGCCAGTTGAACAGCCTCCTGTAGCAGAAGGCAAAGAAGGTAATATGGTGCAAGAAGTTGCCAAGATTGTTAAGAGTTTTTACAATCGTGACAATCCAGAAGTTGGTCCATTCCGCGGCGGCGAAGGTATCACACTCGACGTGAAGAAACAAATTGCAGAAAAATTTGGAGAAGAAGCTGGCGAGCAGGCGGCCCAAATGGCAGAACAATTTATGAATAAACTAACACAAGAATGGCAACAACGTCATGGCACACCTGTAAATGGAGATGACGGACTTGCTCGTTTAAAAGAACTACTAGGCAACGTTAAGGCAAAAGTTGAAGGCATCGGATCCCAAGAAGAAGCATATAATCCCAATAGTGTCGGTGCAGAACACCGCCGTGGGTTAGAAGCGTCACACGAAAAACATTTAAAAGATAAAGCAGCCAGTGGCGACAAAGCTGCCCAATCTCAATTAGACGCATTGGCACAGAAAAAAGAACGAATGAGAAACGACCATGATGCTCGCATGGAACGCGAGGGTGTAGACAAGAGCCAAGTTCCGGCATACAAGCGCAAAGAGCAAGGCGGTGATTGGAAAATGTCTACCAAAGATTTAGAAAAAGAAAAAACCAATAGTCCAACAAGCTCAGCAGGATTAGCCCGTAAGAAAGCAGAACTGGGCATGAGTGAAGAACTTTCATCAATTATGAGATTAGCAAACCACAGAAAATAATTGGCAAAATAACCCATATTTTAGCAGCCTTTTAGGTTGCGTTACTAAATAAAACTGTGTATAGTTAACTCTATGCACAGTTTTTCTTTTTAGTCAGTAGGCTTTAAAGAAGAGGCATAATAAATCAACATTAAGGAAAAACATTATGGCAACATTAGCAGAAATTCGCGCTAAACTTCAACAAAGCGCACAAAACTCCGGTGGTAATCAAGGTGGAGGCGACAACGCAATTTACCCACACTGGAATATCTCAGAAGGTGCAACAGCAACAGTTCGGTTCCTTCCTGACGCAGACCCAAACAACACTTTTTTCTGGATCGAACGTGCAATGATCAATTTGCCCTTCGCCGGTGTTAAAGGTGAGACCAATTCCAAGCCAGTGACTGTGCAAGTCCCATGTATGGAAATGTGGGGTGAAACTTGTCCTATTCTTACTGAGGTTCGTCCTTGGTTTAAAGACAAGAGCCTAGAAGATATGGGTCGTAAATATTGGAAGAAAAAGAGCTATCTGTTTCAAGGATTTGTTGTTGACAGCAAATACAAGGAAGATAAAACTCCCGAGAATTCAATTCGTCGATTCATCATTGGTAGCCAGATTTTTAACATTGTTAAGAACGCACTGATGGATAGTGAAATTGAAGAATTGCCAACAGACTATGTCCGTGGATTGGATTTCAAGATTGCAAAAACATCGAAAGGTGGTTATGCTGACTACTCTACTTCAACTTGGGCTCGTCGTGAACGTGCTCTAAGCGAAGAAGAAAATGCGGCAATTAAGCAACACGGTCTTCACGATTTGAAGAGTTTCTTGCCTAAAAAGCCAGGTGAAGTTGAACTCAAGGTTATGAAAGAAATGTTTGAAGCGTCAGTAGACGGCGAAGCATTTGACATGGATCGTTGGGGTCAATACTTTAAGCCAAAGGGCTACGGCGGCCGTGATAATGCAGAAGGTGGAGCGGCTAGACCAGCGGCAGCACCGGCAGCTCGTCCAGCACCAGTGGCAGCACCTGCCGCTGAAGAAACTCCACCGTGGGAAGAAGAAGTTGCAACAGCAGAGAAATCATTCACTCCTCCAGCCGCAAAAGCTGAGAGCGCAGGTGGTGAAGCATCTAGCCGTGCAGCCGACATTATTGCGATGATTCGTAACCGTCAGAAAGACTAAGGAGTAATAGACTATGGGAAAGGCTTTCGATATTTCGAAGTTCCGCAAGTCTATTACGAAAAGTATTGACGGCTTGGGAATTGGGTTTAACGACCCGACCGATTGGATTTCAACCGGTAACTACGCCCTAAACTATCTTATCTCAGGGGACTTCTACAAGGGAGTCCCTTTGGGAAAAGTAACAGTTTTTGCAGGCGAATCTGGTGCAGGTAAATCATACATCTGCTCTGGTAATATTATTAAAGCGGCACAAGAACAAGGTATATTTGTTGTCTTAGTTGACAGTGAAAATGCACTTGATGAAAAGTGGTTGCTTGATTTAGGTGTCGATACGGGTGAAGATAAACTTCTAAAACTCAACATGGCTATGATTGACGATGTGGCAAAAACCATTAGTGAATTCATGAAAGAGTATAAAGTAATGCCCGAAGATATTCGTCCAAAGGTATTATTTGTAATCGACTCGTTGGGTATGTTGTTAACGCCTACTGACGTTAATCAGTTCGAAGCAGGTGAGATGAAGGGCGATATGGGTCGTAAACCTAAAGCACTTACATCACTTGTTCGTAACTGTGTCAACATGTTTGGTTCGTGGAATGTAGGTATGGTTTGCACAAATCACACATATGCATCACAGGATATGTTTGATCCAGATGACAAGATTAGTGGCGGACAAGGATTTGTGTATGCAAGTTCTATTGTAGTTGCTATGAAGAAACTCAAACTGAAAACTGACGCTGATGGTAATAAGACTACAACTGTTAACGGTATCCGTGCAGCCTGTAAGATTATGAAAACTCGCTATGCAAAGCCGTTTGAATCAGTTCAAGTTGAGATTCCCTACACAACGGGCATGAGTCCATTCAGTGGATTAGTTGATTTGTTTGAGGCCAAGGGTATGTTAAAGAAAGAAGGCAACAGTCTTGTTTACACAACTACTGATGGTGAAATAATTAAACAATTCCGCAAAGCCTGGGATCGTAATGAAAAAGAAGGACTATCAATCATGATGGAAGATATTTCCAAGAATGGCGGAGTAACTCCTGAGGTAGTATTAACTGAAGATATTGAGGAAGTATAATGGAAGAACAACTCATATTTGAAATTTGGGATACTTTTAGAGATAATATTCCAGAAAAAGGACGAGATACTGCGGCTGCACAATTTGTTGACTTTTTAGTAAACAAAGACGTTGATGCAGAAGCACTCGAAGGCCTTTTAGGATATGATCCCCATCTTGACGCCGCTATTGAAGTTATTTTGGCCGAATTCCGAGATGACGGAGACGTTGACGAAGATGACGATCAATATAACGAAGAAGACGAGGACTATTAATGTCTTGGTATTCTAAAGTTAGTAAAGACATTTCACA